GGTCGACATGCGGCATAGTGATAGTAGCTATTAAGCTACTAAACGAAGAAGCATGAAGACAAGGGACTAATGTCACTTGCTACCATCGCATACCTCTCTTACGTATCTGGAACAGTAATCGCTCTAAATGTTTACGATGGGCTCGTTCTATGAATTCGAGAATGACAATATCACTATTGATCTTTACTCGACGTTCAACAGAAGCTTTTGGGAGATCTAGCATAGCTAGAACTCCTTCCAGCTCGTCTACAAATGCTAATTGAGCATCTAGACCACGAAACCCCACATCTAAATCAGCTCTCATCGCATCAGCTTTGAGAACAAATTTATTTAACATGGAGTGAAGCACTGTCGCAATACCAAATAAAAGCCCCGGATCGAAGTTCTTTCTATAACTGGAAGGAACAATACGTTCTAATCATGATTCGACTTGATCGTCGAAGAAACTGTCAGAATCCATTTTACGGAAAAGGGTGTTAATCTTTTCGATGACAACCGCCTCATAAAATGGCCGAAACATGTTCCAGTAGTTCCCGTATTTATCCGGGACAACTGGCATGATAGGCGGCATAGCCCGGTTCTTATAATAATAAGAAACCACACTTATCAGGTGCTCTTGGGGTACCACATCTATTAACTTACCAAAGGAACTTGTCGGATTCATAGGATCCATAAAAGCTCTAATCAGCCACTGGCTAGACAACTTACGTTGCTTAACCAGAGAGGCCAAGATAGAGATTAAGGAAACTTTAGTAAACCAGGTGGGGGCAAGGTTAGGTTTCGATCAAGGTAAACCTTTCACTGCTAACCAAAACACACCCATTGGCTTACTGCTAATTGCTTTATCCATCATGAATTGAGCAATAGCAATCCGACCCCGTAAACTATTCTGAGAAAACAATTGTTTTCAGGATATTGCAGAAGCATCAGAGGAATTAACCCCAAAACGCTTAGCAAATTCGAATACGGGCCGATTTTCCGAAATTAAAGATTTCGAAAGATTAATCGATATTCCTAGTAAATCACATAGTTTCAAGTATTGCTCAGCAATACCAGAATTAAAGATAACTAGATCATCCCCCAATATCTCATACTCTTCGTTCCACTTAGAGCTAGACTTATAATGTAAGCTAGCTGATAATTGTAATAGAAGGTGATGAGTAATCGCTAACATATTCCATGAAGACAAGGCCCCCATAGGTTGACCAACCGCGTATTTCACTTTATTCAAGTGAATCCCGTATGTAGTAGCCTTAAGAGGCAACACATATTCCCGGTTTGTTAGCAGTTGGGCCCATGTACTACCAAGCTTGTTAGAAAACAAGTTATTCAAGAGAACTTCCTGTATATAACAAGGAAGCCGATCAGTAGCTGATGATAAATCATAACTATATGCTAACCCCGCGATCTTAGATTTCTCTAAAGACCGACGGAAAGAAGCAGACTGATCGTATGTACCGTCATTAGGCAGTGATGAAAGGACCTTACCAAGGAAGTTGTGTAAAGGAGACAGAAAACTCTGTGTCCACACATCAACCATAGCAAAGACTCTCAACTTACCTGCCGCTTCCTCTTTAAATTGTAGCTGTCCAATAGCCCCAGTTTGCTGTTTCGTCCCTCCACTCACTAGATACTGGTAAAGCGAGTTACCCTCCGACGTAGCGTACTTTACTAACCCATTAGATAAAGTTCGCAATTGATCGAAAAGAAACATCGAATTACTTTCTCTAGCATACGCTTCAAACTCCGTAAGAAAATTTAACTTATGGATAATCCACGCATCCCTCACAAAACCTGTTCAAGAAACCTCACTAGAGGGACTTGATTTCAATAACGGAAGGAGAGAAAAGGCAGATACAGAATCCCTTGGGATATGCGGCAGAAGACGGATAAAAGTTTCCGATCATTCTGCAACACTAACCATGAATTTTGTGTCTCCACAAAATCCATCTGTTATAGTATTAAGCTTTGCCTTCACCGGAGCTGAAATTATACGATAGAGACCAAATATCGAT